CGTTTTTAAATATAAAAATCCTATATAATACCATAATGTAGAAACATAACTCATTCATATCCTCTATGTTCGTATATATCCATAGATTTTTGTTTTGGTTCCTTGTACTCTCTGCCTCTAATCCAATTACCACAACAATCGCAAACAAATGGCTCAGCCAAAAGCGACTCTGAATGGTTATAATTGAAATTAATTTGAGTTCCTGAAGGGATTAAAGTAGTAGCTACTAATACGGGGTACGGATTTCCTATAGCCATGCTTGTAAGAGTACCGCTTATTCTAGAATACCAAGGCACTACACCCTGTTCTCCATCTAGGTTTTTTACTGCAATCATCAATAAGGTGTTTGCCTCACAATGATGATTTACATAACCACCATAAGCGGAGTGTATGTGTCTTTCACCTACCTGTATAGAAGCTCTNGTAGGTTTCTTACTATACTTTCCATGTAGTTTTACTACTATGCTTCCTGCAGGTAAATCTACTGTTGCATAAAGTCCGTGTGATNCGTTTGTTTGTTGTACTTCGTATGGTAATTTCATTTTTACATCCCTATTAGTGAGTTAATTATTCCNGTTAGTAATATAAAGCAGGCAACTACATTTAAGACTAAGATTGCCTTGTCNTTCCACATAACACCTATNCTAATCCAGCCTAGGCAACCAATAAAGGAAAGGCACATATCCGCGAACGGAAAATGACCTGTAGATCTAATAGCCATCGCCACTAATATAATTAATGACGATACCCATTTTATGTACCAATCCTTCGTTAGTTTTGGAGTTTTAAACTTTTTTACTGCTTCTTTCAACTTGTTAGTACCGAATTAATCGAACTAATAAATGCCCATATAAATATGAGTATTATTGAAATATTAACAAAAATGCTTATGTCGGTATTTTGACATTTCTCCAGTTTTTTTCTTATTCTAGTGCTCATTGATCTCTCTATCTGCTAGTTGTTGTATCTTTTCATTTTCTTCAAACATAATCCTAAAAATATCAAAATCGGGGACTGCTTCTGTAAGACAGTAATCCCTAATGTAAACTTTGTAGGCTCTATGTAGTTGTTCTTCTGTGTATAATACTAACACTAGTACACTCTCCTGACTATTCGGGGTATAATCTCACCACTTCTTATTACTTCTACTTTACAACCTATTTCTAGATTAAGGTTGTTTATATATGCCATGTTATGTAAAGTTGCTTTACTTACATTAGCACCATCGATGTCGACAGGTTCTAGAATACCTACTGGAGCGACTACTCCAGATTTACCTACATTCCAGATTACATCTACGAGTGTTGTTTCAACTCCTTTTTGTATCCGTTTCAAAGCGTAGGCAGCTTTGGGGTGATGAGAGGTGTAGCCCCAACCCTCAAATTCTATTTGAGAATCTATTCTACATACCATGCCATCAGTTGGAAACTCATGCCATTCGGAATCAATTATAGTATTGAATCCAGCTGTATTGAGCTTTTTCATTTCTTCTGACCAATTATCTTCCATTCCGGGCTGATTACCGTATGCTATAAAAGTTAAATCTCTATTCTTAAACTCGTTAGAATCTTTTAAGTTAAGAGCACCTGCAGCATAGTTCCTTGAATTTTTAATTGATTTAGGAGCTACTACTTCTCCTGTTATTTGAGAATATGGAAAGTCTCTACCATGTTCAAAATTGTACTTTAAAGGTACAATATTTTTAATGTTCTCTGTAATATCTATTCCCTTCTTTCCATCTCCTCTGGTTACGCCTTTTATAAAGTCGCCTTTACAATAAGTTAGAGATACCGCTGCTCCGTCTAGTTTGGGAGTCCATATAGTTTTACCACTATATTCATATAATGGGTTCTTTTCTGCGTGTTCGTTTTCAAAAACTTTCTGAAGTGAGTACATTGGAAACATATGCTCAATTCTTCCACCCATAGTACCCACATCTTTATAATTAGCTATACTAGCTAATTTATCAAACTCTCTATCTGATATAAATGGTTCGCCCATATAATATGCCATAGAGGCTTCTTTTAGTAAATCTATTAAACTATCCATTCTGGTATCTCCCTGCTTTTCCATGAGAAAAGGTTATATTTATCTTCTGTGTAGTATTTTCTATACGCTACAACTGCGTCCTCATTTTTATACTGGTCAGGCATTGCCTGTGCAAAGGGAGTGAGTCCCTTTCTTGGTAAGTCTATATCTGGTAGTTTTAATACTACCTCTTGAACAGACTTATGTGATTTGCCACCGTATCGGTAGCCATACTCGTCATTAAGTGCAAGAGCTAAACAGTAGAGCCATTCGTAATTGTCAAGCGATTCCCTCACCCAGATTGTACAAGGGTGATTTGGCATTGCTGGTAAATAGGGGAATGGTCTATTAGTTAATCTTTTTGCATTTTTTAAGACGATAAGTTCTTCGGAAGTTAATTTTCTAGGTGTATAACCTATAAATCTTTGAATCCAATGAACAGTACATAACATCTGTGCTGACTCTAGTGGCATTTTTACTACATGCTTGTCCACATGACTCTCTGCGCATTTGTTAATATCGTTGTCTAATATAAAAATATTCATATGAATATTATACAGAAAAATTAGGGATTTGTCAAGTTGTTTTTTTAGTTAAGGTAAATTTCATCTAAAATATCTTTGAAGTGAGTTTCGAGTATCTGCTTAGCTTCTGCTAAGGATAATATCTCTACTAAACCCTCAAATAATGCTTTTGAGTTTTCAAAGTCTAGGGACATGGCTACTCCGTCTTTCGAAGGCTTAAAATCGCCATCGAAATCCAAGTAATACTTTCTAAGGTGTAGATACTCCACCCCCCTAAACTCATTGATTGTTAATCTTATTTGTTCTGTACCGCTTTCTTTTTCTGATATTACTTTCTCGTAGATTTCGGGAGCTTCATATATCTTCATCTCTTGTTCCTCAGTATCGACTGAAGGGGAACAATGTGTGTTACATTTGAAGGTCTTAATAATCTAAAAGAATCAGTATCCCAACAAAAAAGCAAAACAGTATCATGCGATTCTTTTGCTCTGTTCTTCTTTGTTTGAATATAATCATTATCAAAGTCTAAGGTACATACATTATATTTTAACTTTTTAGAATTTGTACTTCTATAAGTTATTACGGCATCGCCATATTCTTGGACTATGTCCTTGAATGTGCTTTTTTCCACTTAAATACTCCATTACATAAAGAAAACTCTTTCTGTCTGTAATGGTACGTATCTAGCTATTTAGTTTTTCTACTATGCCTGTAAGGTAAACTGCTGCTTTACCAGTTAGTTTACTAATAATACTTTCGTCTACTTCCATACCAGCGTCTGTTAAAGCTGCGCTTAATGCATCTTGTGCATCAGCTTTGCTTACTCGACCGCCGCCTGTAGAACCAGTACTTGTACTTTTACTTGCTGGTGTCTTTTTAACATATACACCTGCTCGTGTTAGTATCATTCTAACGCCATTAGGGCTCTCACCTAATTCGTCAGCTATTTCTTTGACCACTTCCATACTTGTGTCTGGAGTTGGTTCTGAAGCGGTATACATTTCAACTGCTTCTGCTTTGCTTTCATCTGTCCAAGCCATTCTTCTTCCTCGTTTTGTGCCCTTCCATCCAGCACAAGTGCCGAATTTGTCAAGCTGTTCATTATAAAATCTGTCGCCCATAAATTTTCCATTTATTTAATATATTATATAAGAAATTTAAGGATATGTCAAGAATTATTTTTTTGTTGCAATAAGGTCAGCTTTTAACTCTAAAATAAACTGATGTACTTGCTGTAGTTCTATATCTCGTATTATCCTACCTTTTTGATTTATTACATAGGTTTCTAACCCAGTTAACTTTTCTGTTATTTGTTCTTTTGTGTGTATCACTTCTTTTTTCCTAATGCGTTAACATAGGCATCTACCCATCTATCCCTACTTTCATCATACAGTACGATAGGTACACCTATTATAGGTAAAATCACATTTATACTTAGAATATATACTATCATATGTAGTATTGGTCTTTCTAGCATAGAGTGTCTGGGAAACTTTGCTCTTAAAAGCCAAGAAACCCTACTCCATGTTCTAAATACTACCATAAGCCATGTTGTTATCCAAATAGCTGATATCCATTGCCACGTTGGCACGTCTGTTAATTCCATAAAATTTTCTCATACTTGCCCTTTCTGTTAAAATTTTCCTTTACCTTCTGTTTGTTCTAATTCATGCAGTAATATAACTGCATAGTGTATTATTTTAAAGAGATCCCGCTCTCTTGCTTCGTAATCCTTTCCTTTTTTTCCATAACGCTGTACATATTTTATTATGTTTCCTAAACAAAAGCCTTCTCCAAGTCCATTTGCATTTATAAACTCCGTTGCCTGTATAGCTCCTTGAGCATAGTGTTTTTCGTAGGTGGTAGCTATATATTCTCCAGCTCTACCTAACACTTGGTTTTCATTAAATGTGTGTTTTGATTTTTCCATTGGTTTATAGTTTATTGGGGGATTGTACACATCTTTAGGTGTTTTCTCCACTTCTCTCTCCTATAGTAGTCCGAACGCAGTCAAAGTGTCCCACAGTACATAACAGAAACAAAGCCAGAAGCCTTTTTTATAGAAATCATACTTTTGTTCAGTCATTGTGAGATTTTATTTCGTTATCGTTATTTTTCCTGCAAGTAAGCTCATCATTTAATGATTTTATTTTATCACTTGCAGTTGTTGTTAATATAAAAGGCACTAAGCCGTGTATAAAAATGATCATAGCTAACCAGTTAAACAAGCAAACATATTTAATACAGCACCATAGATGCTGTAAGTAGGTTTCACCTGTTTCTTCTAGGTGTTTGAAGTTCATTTTAAATAAATACTATAATGATTGTCTTTTCCTCTGCTTTTGTACCTATCTTGTAACCATTTAAGGTTTTTTGTGTAATAAGTTTTAAAGTCTTTATAAGGCTGTTGTCCACAAGACCACCTTTCTTGACAGTTTTCATCAAACATAAGCCTACACCAATTCATAAACTCAATCTTTTCTATTTCATTTTTCATATTTATATTATACTAAATTTTGAAAGACTTGTCAAGAACTATTTTTTGCTTGCTCAATAAAGTTCTTTTCATTAAAGCTCGCAAATAGAGTAAACCTATATTGAGGCGCATTATGTGATGAAGGTCTTATTGTGTGTGGGATATTTCCGTCAAAGAATACGATTCTTCCCGGCTTAAACATACTTGTATATTTAACCTCTGTTCCTAAGTCATTAAAGAAAAGTGTTTCACCATAATACTCAGGCTTCCACTCCATATTTATATAATAGAGTAGGTTGTATTTTTGTGGGTGGGTGTGTTGAAATTGAATCGAAGAAGGAACAGCTAAATTGATTGTAGCCGATACAAAACTTAAGTTTTTTAATTTATTTCTTAGTTCGTGGTTTTCTATCCTATTAACCAAATCTAGCTGCCCCCATTTTTTTGCATTTAACATATGATGCAAGCAAGGGTACTGTCTGTGTTCAAACACAGAGCTGTCGTCCCAACCTATCCCATACTCGGCTGTGATAGCCATTAAGTATAGATCAGATCTTAAATCTTCTGGTAGCGTATTATCGTATGACTGAATCATCTACATTATTATCTAAATAATTATAGACGTCAGCTACTGTATGTAGTTCTGTCGCAATATCATCTGGTATCTCTATACCAAATGCATCTTCAAGCTCTAGAACAAGTTCTACTGTATCTAGGGAGTCTGCTCCCAAGTCATTCATAAAATTACTTTTCATATCTATATCCATTGAATCTATGCCCATAGAATGAGAAATTATTTTTATTAGTTGATCTTTCATTTTTAGTTTCCTTACTTACTGTTAATTTTATCTTTTGCTGTTCCTGCATAGAGTCCGAACCAAGCTGCGCCTGCTCCTACTACTATTGAAATCAGCCCTGATTGTTCTAATGTGGGAACGTCTAGGTCCATGAACCAGAAGGTACAGTAATATAATAAATACATATATACTGATAAGAACATTCTTGGAAAAATTCTCCAAGAGTCTATCATGTTAGAAAACCATATTGCCTTTTGCCAAGGATTTTCTGGTTCTAAAGCCATTTCCATTTCCATTATTTTTGATTTTAATTCGCCAATCTCGGAAACCATAGCCATAAATTTGTTAAGGTCTATCTCAACTTCATTGCGACTCATGTCTCCAGCGAATTGTTCACTAGGTTGTGCCATTTTTGTTCTCCCGAACAGCTCTGTCGAGCTACTTTGTCATAAATGACTTTTCATATCCAATATAAATTTATACTTAGGATCTTCTAAATCTATCGGTTCTATTTCTATTGAATAAGGTTCTTTGCCCTTTGCCATAATACGCCCTAAAGTGAGCTTTTCTTCATTATCCCACTCACATATAATTTCTATCTTGTAAACTTGTTTTTTCATGTTGCTATTTTAATTAATAATGTTACAGAGGTTACCATTCCTATACCTAATATAAGAAATACCCATCCAATATGAAACTTTTTGTGCATTATTCTATACCATAAAGACTTTTTCTCTTTTCCATCAAATATAATGCTGGGATCTAAGACTATAAGTTTTTCACTATTCTCTAGAGGTTCTGCAGGTATAGGTATTTCTAAAACATGAGGAGGGTATGTGTTAGGTTTCTTCACCATGAGCCTCTCTCTGCATTATCTTTTGAAATTGGTGGAGCTGTTCCTGTGTCATGTTCTTCTGAGTTTTTCAACATTGTAAAAGCTTCCGCTATATATTCTTCTAAGGTCATGCCTCTTTCTTCTGCGTGTTGACCACACATTACTATGAAGTTATCTGGAACTTCCATCTCTTGACCTTTATACTTAAATATCATTTATTTACCACTTTGTTATTATTGCAAATAATGCCCATATTGGCACTATTGCATATGCTAGAAAGAATAGTTCAAATAGTCCCATTACTTTCTCCTGCAAATAGCTGAGCCTCTGCTTCTCTACGCTTTATTAAACCATCTAAGACAATACCATTTGCTTTATTCCATCTTCTCATTTCATCTGGAACTAGGTCATACCTACCTTGATTTAGAACTTTCAACATACCTGAGTTCTTTAGATTGGTTGGTCCGAGGTTGTATGTCCATGATACTAAAGCATCAAACTGATGCTGATATAGTGGGACAGTTACATAGCTCTTTACATAGTTTTCATACTCTACTAATTCTTTTCTGAGCATTCTGTAGCCTTGAGCAGCTGATATAATATCTGTTGGTTGAACATTTTTGGTATGTCCGTAACCGATAGTCCAAACCCCTGCCACATCTTGATATGCGTGTGATTTGAACCCTTCAAAATTTCTTATTGTTTCTGTGTTTTTTATGTCTTTTACCATATTTATTACTAATAGTGTTGCTATTAATGCTAAAAATATCCATTTTAGTTGGGTACTAATAGTTGTTTCCGATTGCTAAAGGAAGCGATAGTGCCAATAACGCTATCACTACAATCATACTATAATACATTATATACTTCATACTCTCTCATCTTTCAAGAGGAGTGGCAGGAGCCCGTACTGGGAACCTTGTTGCCACTCCGCTGTTTAAATTCATCTGGCAGACCCGACCACAGGTGGAATGTGGTGCTCCTAACCTCGCCCTCGGATTTATTCTAATCCTACTCGTGCCAGACATAAAGAGATGGTTTTGTTATTGCAGTCCATCAACTGCGTAATCACTAAAAATGATACATTATATTTATTATAACAAAATCTTACCCTCTTGTCAAGAACTATTTTTCAATCCTCATCAAGATCAATTAATCCCTGCTCGGCAAAATAATCTATAGCGTTGTTCATGCCTTTTCGTTTACCAAGCAACCAAGCTTGGGTAACTGAAAAGCCTAGAAAACATAAATAAAATATGTCCGTCTGTGTTATAGTATAGTCCATTTGATTTCCTTATTTATAAGTGTGCCCGATCCCAAATTTTTTCTATAAGAATATTATATCAAAATATTGAGGTTAAGTCAAGAATTATTTTCCAATATCTTTAATATTATCCTTACCGATAACTTGATAGCCGCCCTTGTTATAAGCTATAGCTACAGTATATCGTTTTGATACTTCATTTTTGTACTGTGTATCTGGCTGTGGAGTATACTCTGTACTTTCTAGCGATGGATATTTTTCTTTCTCCGCTTGTATTTTAGCTAAGCGTTCTTGCATTGCGCTACTGTTGCCAGTAGTTTGTCCACTCGCAACTCTCGTTTTCTTTACACGCTTTACTTTTCTTTTTCGCCCACAAGGACTGTAGTTTATGCTACCTTTGACAATCATACTCGACTCCATTAATTTTTTATATAATATATTATAACAAAAAATAAGCGCCTTGTCAAGTACTTTCCTTAACTAACTTAAAATACTTCTTGACAAATGGTGTTAATTTTGATATAATAAAGTATGAATAAATGGACTAACAAGCAACACGATCTACTCAAGCAGTTTTATGGACAACTGAGCATAGAGGAGATGTCAATCATGCTAGAGAAATCAAAATCAG